AATTGTAGGAGAGCTACCACCGCAAAAAATACCTGCCTGAACAGTCCAAGCTGTAGAAGCTAGTGTAGTTGATAGCACGTGAGAAGCTCCGTTAGCAATAGTTATAGGAGACTTAGGTCCTGCAGAAACTGTTTGTATAGTATTAGTATTATAAGAATCATCACCACCTAAATTAAATCTTCCATAGGACCACCCACTAGAAGGAGCAGTTAAGTTAATACGAACTAAGTCACCAGAAGTTAGGGATAAGGAACCTGTTACACTTTTTGCAGTATTTGCACCTGTTAAAGATTCAGTCTCAGTAAGTGTCCCATTTACATAGATTTCTACTGTACCAGTTAAGCTAGCATTTTGTACGTAGTATTGAAATAAATACTTGTAAGTGCCTGTCTGATTTACATTAAAGCTTCCATCAAATCTACCTGAAGCACCATTGTCTCCCCATCGGAGTAATGAAAAAACTCTACTATTAGTGTTTATAGAAGGAAAAGGAGACGTATAAGGTGATGGGAGGTTTGTTCTAGCGCAGAAATTAGTAGTGATATCTAAATTAGAAGCTGTAGCCGTAGATGAAACAGTAGTAGAACCGACCCCAGTAGAATTCAAACCTAACTCAACTTTACAATCTGCGTCTGGGTTTGCATTAGTTATTGTAAGAGTATAAGGATTACTTCCGCTTACAGTTACGTTAATACCTAATCCAAATAGATTTGTTGTGGTTCCTGTTCCTGAAACTTGTTGGTAGATAACCCCTGGAACTTGTAGCTGATAACCATTAGTTGTATAACCGTATGTTCCTGATTGCGGTAATTCTAATTCTCTCCAATCTATCTGACCGTCAGGTAAAACAGGCTGATTATAATTGGAAGGAACTTTAACCAGAAGTCCTTTAACTAAAGAACTCATCTGAGGCACCCCACCCTGATGTTCATTTACAGCTTTTAAAGCATAACCAACTAGGCCAGTGCGGGGAAAAGTTTGTGGAGTATTTTCAACTTCAAACCAACCTACCGCTTGAACCTGTGATTGTATTTTAGAGTCGTTAGACTCATCAGTAACCTTTTCAACTGTGAATCTGTACCCGTCTTCAGAGCGACTAATTTCTGGTATTTCAAAGTTTACAATTCTTTTGTAGGGAGTAGTGGTCTTACCATTAATTTCAACTTCTTTACTACCAATTTCTGTAGCTCCAGTGCTATCAAAAAAAGTAACCTTTACTTTTACAGAATGAGGTTTTACATTTCCTTGATCATCTTGTTTTTGTAGAACTTGAACCATAAGAATGATGTTTACTTCATCCCAAGCCCTAGCACTAGTTTCTTGTAAAAATACCCTAGCTTGAGGGATACCATCGATATTGCCTTTTTTAAGAGTAACAGGCGAAGAAAACTGTTGAGGAACTACTGTTTGTTGACCAAACTTTCTAATAACTGACTGAGTTACTGTACCTGTGCGTGATAAAGTTTTGAAAAAGTCTGTATTTTCTCCACCATCTCCATCTATGTTTAATAAGTCATTGATAGAGTTTTCACTAATTTCTATATCTTGTGGTCCATTAGGGTTGATTCGATATAAAGGCCCTTCTCCAAGAGCAGTCAGAAGAAATAGAATATCTGTTGAAAAAAGACTGTTAGGCTCTTCTGAGGGGCTACCACCTCCACCTCCACCACCAAAAGCTCCCTTAATTACAGGAACTTTAACATTTTCATGCTCAGTAAAATACCTTCTCATGTCTCAAACCTTGAAGCGACTGTAATAGTATCACTCTTTCCGTGGTCAACTGTATCTAAGTAACCACTTATTAGTTGTCCAGCTACACGATGCATTCCGTAAATTAAAGGAATAGGAGTGCCACTGTTAACTGTATTTTGTAAACCACCAAACATATCATTTGCTCTAATATTTTGATCAACTTCCTTAATTTTTTCACGTTTTGTGAATAAAGAGGTTACTAAAGCTAATCCTATATTCACACCTAAAGTAGAAGCAAACCCACCACCGAATATACCAGCAGAACCTCCTGCAGCTGCAGCTCCTGGTGCTGCTGCTAATCCAAATCCACCTGTTGCAATACCTAGTGCTGCAACAGCTAACAGTGTAGTAGTACGTTTGCCTCCTCCGCCTACGATGGCAGGAACTACATAAAAAACATCATTTGGTTTTACTTTTCTAATATGTAAATCTTCTTCCTCAATTACGTTCAAAGTTTTATCCAGTAACGAATAGCCTTCTTGACAATCACCTGTATGGATGGCATTAGCATAGTTTCTAAATTTAGGGTGCATAGAACCAAGATAAAAAGGCAAGTCTCCATACCTAGTTAAATCAGCTGTATATTCTGACTGAGAGAATATATTTTTGTAAGCAGAGTGAATTTTTATTTTTGTAAGCAATGACGCTCCTCAAAATCATCAAAAATTAATGTATCTAATTTATCATCATACCAGTATATGTAAAATTTATTATTGAATCCAACTAAAAATTTATACTCTTGGAATGCTGCTCCCACTTTATCTTCTTCACTTGGAATAGGATTTTCTTGCCCAGGATGAGAGTGAAAAACTCCCCAAATATTACCATCATGCTTTACCAAAGCAGCGGGGTCTAAATAAAAAGTTTCTTTTGGTAAATCACTAATGTTTTTACAAGGGATATAATCAAGATCTTTAGTTATAATACCAACAGCTTCAAGAGGGTAGTCTCTCAATGCATGATTATTCATATCTTCTTTTAGTTTACTAAACTTTTCCATCTAACCTTCTTTACTGTATATTGTCTAAAGTATTTATGATAGTCGTATATAGCACTATCCCTGTTCTCAATCATTTGTAGTATTTTATTATTACCTACATACATAGCAACATGGTTTACAACATTTGTTGACCCTAAACACATTAAAATAAGGTCATAAGGTTGTAGCATATCAATTTCTACCCAATCTCCATTTTTTGACCCATTTAAAAAATGTTGTTCATGAGTTTTAGTAAACCATTGATCATCAACCATTTTTAAAAAATCACTTGATGTATAAGGTATCTTTACACCAGCTTCTTCTTTAAAGACATAACATAATAAAGTAAAACAATCCATACCTATAGTAGGATCTGTACCAAAGAGTTTATAAGGGATATCAGTGTATTTGTTAAACCATTGATTCATGGCGATATAAGGCGCATATACGCTTTACCCAGTAATCAGATAAAGTTTCTATGCGTGAGACCCCTCTCTCTTCAATGTGCAGCATTTGAGTTGGCTTTAAAAATAAGCCAAAGTGTAAAACTAAATTTGAATTTAGCGACTTAAAAGCTATTACATCATAGTTTTCAGCGTCTGTCAATTTAACTTTTAGAGCACACGTTGAAGCCCATCTATCTACGTGTTCAGTAGAAAAATGCTTTAGCCAAGCTCTTGAGTGGGGGTAAGGGGGTAGTGAGAATTCTATACCAAGTTCTTTTTTATAAAATAGTCGTATTAATTCAATACAATCAATTACTCCATATTCATGTTTTAATCCTAAATATTTTTGTACCATTCAGCCAACTCTGGAAAAACACTTTCAAAAGATTCGTTCCTAAAAAGATCTGATTTTGTATTTTTTTCTTTAAATTCTTTTGCTAAATAAGAATCATCTTGTGACATCATATGTCTTAGACTATCTAATACACATCTCAATTCATATTCTGTCATCGTAATATCATTAATTTGGTTTTTATAGTTTTTAAGTATATTTTTCTTCAATTCAGTTGAAAAAATAGTTGTTTTGTGGTGTTTGCTGTTTTCTAAATTTGAAATAGAAAACTGCTTATCAATAGATTTAATCCATTTTATGAGTTCAATATTACTTGAAATAGAAAAAACACTACTAACTATAGAAAAAGTATTTATATATTCTGAAAATTTAATAGAATTATTTTTGAAAAGATCAAAATCCAACCCTTTTCTACCATACTCAGCTTTTTCTCCAAACCCCTCTATACTAGGCCATAGTTCAACCTTTTTAAATTTCTTCCAAAGTTGTTCTATGTCGTACCCTTTAAAAACACCGTTATAGGATAAATTAGTATTATAACTAAGGCTTATGTTTTTACTACAACCACTTTTTATAAGTAGATCAAGTAACATATAATGACCTTCTTGAACAAAAGGCTCGCCCCCTGCAAAATATAGAAATCTCATGTGATTTTTTATATCTTCAATATATTTCCAAAACTCATCATTAGAAGTCCAATAATCATAGTGTCGAGCTGTTTTAGATCCGTTATATTTTTCTTCTTTAATCCAAGACGAAGAAGCATAAGAGCCACACATTCGACAGGTAAAGTTACAAAGATTTCCAAACCTAACATCTAAATAAATTGGCGGAGTGCTTATAGATCCATCTTTTTTAGTGGTTTGATATAACTTATTATACTCAGCAAAGCCAGAATTCATTCTTTTTCTATGACTATTTATTCCATTTTTTTCAAAGTCATAGCAGATATTACATGTTATTGGTTTTTCATCCGCTAACATGGCTAGTCTAAGTTTTTTCATTTCAGCTGAATTAAAGGCTTCTGTAGGGCTTAAATCTTTGCCAAATTTGTGCTTTAAAGCAAAACAACAAGCAGAATAGCAGCCCTCTATTTCAAAATATTGATGGATCCAAGGTAATATACAAATTGAGTTATTACCCTCTTGGGATAGTTCGTCCTGTGCCAGGGAAGCCTCCAAAATGAAGTTGGTTGTTACGAAGGGTGCAAGCCAATAAGGACTTAGAGCAAACATCTCCTGATGCATCTGCTGCAACCTGATTATTAGCAGCTATAGGATTGGCATTAGCTGTCAATACAGGAGAGGAACCAGCGATAGGATCGCTACCAGGACCTGGGTATTGACACTCAGGACCTTTATAAACCCACTGACAGGTATTTTTATAAAATTTGCGTTTAGGTGTTACTAACTTAAAGTATTGAAGCCACGAGATTAAATTAAAAGTAGCTGTATCATCACTTAGCTTTTCAAGTTGATCAATCTTAAATTTATCTTCCACATAAGACTCTGAATCGGCTAACGGATTAACGATATATATAGGATCGAATCTAGCTACATCAGCATCTAAATCATTGCTCAGAAATAGAAAAGAATTTCTTTCAATTGATTGAATTGTTCCTTCAATAGTTCCTGAAGCTGATCTTACGTTATCACCTACTCTATAGGGTAAAGTATTATAAACTTCGATTACATTACTACTTACTGATTGAACACTACTGTACTCAGGCCAGTAATCTAGAAAATTAGCAAAAGTAGTTTTTATTTCTACAACGCCTCCTAGCAGATCTCTAGTGTCTTGTTTTTGTTCTGTCCAAGTGCCTCCAACAGCTAGAGTTTGGGTTCTGTCAAAAGATGCATTAGAGCGACCATAGTGCGACACTATAGCTGCATCATAATTTAAACCGTCTGGGTTGCTTGTTGTTCCAACAACTGTCCTAGGGTCAATACCATTTACTAGCTCCCCGTTGACAGTTGCAGTTACAGAATTTGATGAGTTATTTCCAGCTAAAAATGGGTCTTCAATAAGTCTAGTAATTATGCTATCTACATTAAAAATATCTAAAGTTATTTCATCTACAGATCCTTCAGATCCCTGTCCTAACTTAGAAGCGTTAACAGGAAAAGGAATATAAGAAGTGCCTCCGTAAGATACGTTATAAGATAAGTCAGAAGTTAAATCACCAACA